TGGCTGCTGATGGTAAAGTCAACGTAAAGCTATTATACTCAGTAACACTACCTGTCCCAGCATAAGTAGGTGTAGTTGATATTCTAGAAGCAATTTTAAAAGATCCATAACATGTAGCTAAAGCACCATGACTAACTGCTGTCGTATTAGGAGGTGTAACTCCTCGGTAAGGAACATTCGTTCCTCGAGTACAACCCGTTAAAGTTTTTGTAGATATACCCGTATATTGAATAACTTCATTTTGGATAACCCCATAAGTCGAAGAAGTTGAATCAGTATCTGGAGAAGAAATCATAATGTATCCTGAAGTTGGAAAACCTGTGACATCTGCTAATTCAATTGTATCTTGAGTTGCATTAATACTTGGAGTGGTAGTTGTTTGTAATTGTAATCTTTCAATTGAAACTCCACCAACCGGTTCTTTAACCTCTGTAAATCTAACATAGTCATTAACCTCTAAGCCACCAAATGGAAATTTAAAAGTTAAAGTAGTAGTACCCGCTGTTGAAAAAGGATTATTAGGTAAAAAATCTTGTGTTGCAAATTCTGTTCTTGCAGCTCGTGGATGTTCTAATGCTTGAGGATCAGCTCCTCTAGGTTTAGGAAATAATTGTGGTTGCTTTGGTTCGTATTCTGACATGTGTACCCACATGCCTGTCCATTCTCTAACCATTTCCCTATAAGGGAAGGCTAATCCAGAACGATCAGAAATCATTAAGGAATATTTACCTTTAGAAAAAACTCCCATTATGTATATGCTGGATAGTATGTCTTAGGTGTAATGTATGTACTAGACGCTGATCCATCCTCTTTTAAAGCTCTTGCCAATTCATCTTCGTACAACATCTTTAATTCCTGGGTTCTTTGAGGAGCAAATTTTTGTGCTAAATAAAATGCTAGCCCAGCTGTCATACAAGGGACAAATCTATATGGAACATCAGTTGCATTCGTAAAAACGCCTGCATCTTGAATTCTTTTTGTAAAATAAATATGCAAGAAATTACTTGCTGCTGTTGAATTTGGTGTTGGGTAAATCGTTAATGTAACTTTATCAATAAATCTTTGTACCCAAAATTGAGAGGGTGTAGATTGAGTTAATTTGTTAGCAGTTCCTGCATAATCAGATCTATCAATCTTAGACATCGCTGTATCTGCTTCTGAAGTTGTACCTTTATTTGTTCTATAAGCACACTGAGTAATATCAGATAATCCATATGTGGCAGTATCTGTTGTTCCGCCAACTGTCGTTGCAGAAGTTCCATCGCCTGTGGCTCTATAAAAAATATATTCCGCTTGGCCTTGAACAAGATCAACGTTAGTATCTCCTACTTCCCAGTAGTGAATACCTCTATTACCCCATTCTTGAAATAGAATATTTAATGATCTACGTGCAGATTTTATTTGATTTCCTGAACTACCTACTAAGCCAATTCGTTCATAGGCATCAGTTATGATATCATCAATTGCGTACGTTTTATCAAACGTAACTGTGCCAGAAGTGGTATTTGCCATCTAGCCTCCTAACCGTAATAAACGGTTACATGCGTTGTTACTGCGTTCGTTACTTTTAAACTTGTGTCGACCTTAATTCCTGTTCCTGGTAACATTATGCTTCCATGGACAGGAGCTTTATGATCCGTAGTATTAGAAGGTGGAACATCAATAACCCATACCGCTGTCGTATCATCATTAACCGTTATAGTTCCTGCGCCGACATTAGTTGGTTGTGACCATGATACTCCTAAAACTCTAGCCGGACCATCAAATACAGTCGTCGTAGCAGTTGACGTAATATTTTTTGTTTTTATATCTACTGGATATGTGCTCATATTTTTCTCCTTAGTCGTGAGCTCCCGAAGGAGCTCACAGTTTATCTATTAAGCCTCTTTAGCCCAAGTACCTTGAGCCTCAACTACTGTCCAATGGGCAGTAGAATTTAAAGATGCTATTTTTACAAAATCCCCAACTTTTGATGTTGCTTTTGTATTAATTACATCTTTATCGTCTGTTAAAGATCCTGCATACAAAATACCATCATTAGCATTAGGACTGATAGTAAGAGTGTTAGTTCCATCAGCTGCAGTATTGACAAATGTAAATACATTTCCAATTGCAATTGCTGGGAGAGTAAACACAACTCCATCAGTTTTTGATGTAAAGGTTTGTCCTGAATCAGTAGTAATAACGACAGTGTAATTGGATTCTTTTGGTGTAATATTATATCCAGTTACGCCTGCTTCGTTCTTCTTACCAACTAAAACGGGTCCTCTAAATAGTGTGGTTGCCATGATTATAATCCTCCTAGATTATTTGAATGTAGTCTCTAGGTCGTCGACTATACTCGTCTACATTCGTTAATTTAATTGTATAGTAATTTAGATATAGCGTAGATTTACGCAGAGTGCAAGCGATACTGTGGTCGAAAATACTTTCTAGTATGTAGCGTTTTATCTAAGTGGCTACTGACACTTCAGGCCTTGAGCTAGCGATCTTAATTTTAAGATCTTCTAATCGAGCTTCTTCTAATTTGATCTGCGTAATAATTTCTTTAATCGCATGATCAATCTTAGTCATTTCGAGAGTATATCTACCCTCTTTAAGATGCTCCTGCTCCCAACTTAACTCCAAGGACTTCTTTTGTTTGTACAGGTCTTGGATCATTTATAACCTCCTCATAGGTTATCCATTTACCTTTTTTATTGGTAAATCCATCAGATTCAAACTTTACCTCATTTTTTCCTAGTTTGTCAAGGATTGAGTTTTCAATACTTTGAGGATCATCATTAGCATCGACTTTAAAGTCGGCATAATAACCATGGTATCGTATTTGAACTCTGAAGTTTTTCATTGGTAATTTCTTACTTTATAGTCGAAATGAGGCGGAATTGTGTTCCGCCTCAAATCTTATTTTGTAGATTACGTACCTTCTACGCCAAATATACCTCTAGGGTCGGATACTCCAAATGAGTATCTTTCTCTAGCTTTATATCTAACATTTCCAGTGTCGAAATCACCTTCCATAGCAGTGGATAGTGGTGCTCTAACAAACATTTTCATGCCGTTAGGAACATCAGTGATGATGTACCAAGAGTCAGCGTCAGTTAGGTAATTGTTCACTCTATATCCTTGAGGAATCATACCCATTGAGTTAACTGCATTGATATCATTATCAGCTGTACCAGTTCTACCTTGAGATTTAGTTAATCTCTCTGCATTGAATTGGTTTTCAGGTGGAATAATCATCTTCACACCTTTAGCTGCGATTAAAAGTCCACGCTCATCAGTCATTTCTCCAATATCAATTAGAGATTGTTCTAATGAAGTTTCATTTAAGTCAGCTTGTGTGTCGAGAGTATTCGACGTGACACCATTCAAAGTAGGATGCGATGTACTAAATAATGAAACACCGTCACCTGAATCGTAACCATCAGTCGTTGGTAGACCGTTGATTAGAGGGTTGACAGCTTTCACCTGTTTAGCGTTCGCCATGGAACGAGCAAGAGCTTTTGTGTATCTAGAAGCTAGTCTATCGTAGAGGTTGTCTTCGATAGCTTCTTCTGTGATAGCGAAAGCTAGAGCCATTGTTTCATGAGTGTAACGAGCAGTGAATGTTTCCTGAGCTTGGTCGAAAGAAATTCCTTGACCTTCAGGTTTCACTTGTGCATTTCCAAAACCACTTAACATTACTTCTTCTTCAAAAGCTCTGTCAGATGATTCGATGTTATAAATTTCAGCATGCTGATTTTCATAACGCTTATACTCAAGTCCAAATAGTGCATTTAGACCTGGTTCTAGTTCTTTGACTAGCTGTGATCGTGATATTGCCATAGTTTAAATACTCCTATTATACTGCACTTGAGAGGAACAAATTTGCACGAGCGCTTGCAACAACAATAAAATTACATCCAGCCGCTGAAACATCGTTGTTTTCAGGGTCTTCTGCAGATCTTAACAATCTAAACATGTAGCCGTCATTGTCGGCAGCTACGTTCAGAGTTGCCACAGATTGCCCACTTTTTGCGTTGGCAAGTGTGTTGTTATTACAGTTCATTCTAAAGCCTGAACTTGCAATTGTTACTGCGGCATCCGCTTTACAAATATATTCTTGAAAAGGGTTGTCGTTCACAAAAGCAAATCCGTCGGTACTGTTTGCATCCGTATTTGGATTAGCAGCAAAAGATGTACTCGCTGCTACAGTGTTCGCCCAAGTTGGTTTGTTTGTAGTGGACGCAACATAAAATGCGCCATTAAAAACTCCAATCAAGGGAGCAGCTGATACTGGTGAGTCAACATTGTAAGATGCTCCTCCAGTTCCGCCGTCGTCAGTTGTAGCAGGAGATGCGTCTTGTACATAACCTTGGTCCCCTCCAGAATCCTGAAGTGATACCGGGTCATTTTGACAAATCGCAATACCTAAGCCGCTTTTGATTTTATACTTTGATTGCCCAGATGTTGCTGGTGTATTACCAAGCGCCATCACAGGAACAAAGCCAAAACCAGTAGTCGAAGCATTAGCCATAATTGTTCTCCTTTGTCTCTATTTCTAGAGACGGTTAATTAAAATCGATGATAGGGAATTGGTTGTTATCCCGAGAAATAAAACTTACTTCTTTGTACCACCGAAGGTTACACGAGACTGCCTGTCAACGTTGATAGGCATACTCTTATGTTGCTCCCTCATTAGATCGTTTTCAATTGCTTCATCCATTCCATCCGCACGTTTTTTAACATACGCTGTTCTGGCTGCTGCGATCTCGTCGGGTACCTTTGCAAGCAAAAGGCCACCAACCCCAATTACCCCCTTGTATTTTCCAGTTTCTAAAACTGGGTAATCAGAAGCATTCTCGACTTCTTCGGCTCTAACTAATTCATAACCAGATCTTAATCTGCCTTGAATATTTTTAGAATCTTCGAAGCCCATAGATTCTGCTCTGATCCATCTGTACCTGAATCCATCAGGCGCAGGGGGTGCATCTAGAGAAGATGGAGGAACCCACACTTTTGGTCTTTCAGTCTTTGACCGTGTTTGGTTCGCACGAGAAGTTTTTTGTTCATCTTTTTTCATACGCTATACCTCCTTCGTGAGTTGTCTTAATTGTTTTGCGTAGTCTTCGAGTGGCACTCCTAATTTTTTCGCGATAGCGACTTGTGAAGAAGTGAGTTTCACAGTTTTGCGACCAGGTTTAACGCTTCTATTTGCAGAAGCCACCGACTGAACGGGCCTAGTCGTTTCTCTTATTTCACTTTTACCAAACTTTGTAGGAAAGTCAACTCTTATTCGTTTGTCGATTTCCGTATAGTACTCGTCAGATTTAGGATCATATCCTTCCTTTTCAACCAAATCCTTGTGGATTTCAAAAGCAGTGAAGGTCATAGCACGGTCTTGACCGAACCAATTATTCTTTGCTGCCCATGTTTCCGCTTTAGGATCACTTGGTTGAGAGGGTAATTCTCTCGGAGTTTGTGTTGGTAGTTTACCACCGTCAGATAGTTTGACGTCTTCTACACCTTCTTCTTTACGTTGCTCCATTCTCGCATTCTCAAACGCTAATGTTGCAATTCTCTTGTTAGCTTCGACTTGAGCCTTTGAATCGCCGGCTTCAATAGCTGAGGCCAATTCTCGTTGCGCCGCATCCATACCGGTTTTTACATTCGTTTCAAATCGTTTCCAGTAATCAGTATCTAGTTTAGTAAACTTTCTCTGATCTAACTGTCTTTGGTTTTCCAAAGCTCGTGCATATTCGGTAGCAGAATCCCTTTGTCTTTCTGCTTCACGCATTTTTCGAGTCAGTTTAGAAATACGACTTTGTACTCCTTTACTATAATCCTCTAGCTTGGAATCTTCTTCTCTCTGTTCCTTTTTTATTTCTTTAACGGTTTCTGGTTCTTGTTCCGTGGGTTCTGATTCTTTCTCATTTGTTAACGTCACTGTTGGTTCTGTTTCCTTCGTATCTACGATGGACTCGTCTTTTTCCTCAGGCACTTTTACCTCGGCGCCCGGACCAGACGTATCTATATCAACAGTGTTTACTGGTTCTAGTGATTCTTTAAACTTTTCATCACTTTTTGGTTCAGTTGGCATAGTTTCCTCCTATG